TAGTTTTTACAGTGGATAATATTACCAATCACTTCGTTGTCGGCATCTTTTTCTTTTCTTTTGCCAAGATAGATGATTGATGAGGCAGCGTATTTAAGACCGGAACCACCACCCATTTCTTTTTGTGGGTACATAGAACCTATTACGTCATAGGTGTGGTTAGTCATTATCATTGGAACTTTTGCCTTACCAAGTTTCAATGTTAAAACTCTAAATGTTGATTTTACGATTTGACTTCTTGTCATATCTCGTGTTTCTTTTCCTTCTGCTGTATCTTCCATTTCTTTAGTTGTAGATAACATACCTAAACTATCTAATACAAACATTAAAGGTTTTCTTTTATCTTCTGGTTGTTCTAAATATTTGTCTAAAATTTTAATTGATTGATTTCTAAATTCTTGTACTGTTGCAACTGGTACGATTACCATTCGTGTTGCATCTACACCTCTACTTATAATCATTTCTTTTGAGATTGCACTTTCAGATTCAAAATAAATTATACCTGAATCTTTATCTTTATCTAAAAAGTTTTTACAAATTCCTAAAGCAAAAAATGTTTTACCTGTTGCAGCTTCACCAGCAATTGCTGTAATTTTATTACTTGGTAAACCACCAAATATGCTTCCCGATAATAATGCGTTGAATGAATATGAACCTGTATCTATGAAACTTGTTATGTCCGCACTATCAACACCTTCTGATACTAATGTTGCGTACTCGTTACCTACATCTTTAATTATGTCTTTTAAAAAATTGCTCATATTCTAAATTCTCCTTTTCACTAGATATTAATATATATTTAATACTTTCATTATATAACATTTCCTTCAAACTGTCAAGTTCTTTTGGAGAAAAGTTAGGCGATATTAAATAGGGTGGGTTCTGAAGTCTGTTGAGTATTACTATTTGCATATTTATTCATTGTATCTTTTTTTAATCTTATTGGTTTCAATTCAGTTTCTCTATTAAGGAACTTATAATCTAATTTAACTACATCAAAATCTGCTTGTAGTTTGTCAGCAATCTTGTAAGGATCAAATTCAGAGCAACTGTAAACGTCAAACTGCATAATGCCTGGATCTGTTTCGTCCCAAACGTGCATTGCAATATGACTTGTTTCAATAACTGCAACTCCTGTAATACCTCTATTGCCAGTTGTATTACAATATTTAACATACGGTCCCATTAAAACTTTCATATCAATAAAAGATATAAAGTCTTTTAACCAGTTTGTTAATTGTTCTTCGTTCTTTGGTGGGTTTTTCACTTCGGCTCTAATAATTAAATGTTTGTGTATTAAAAGTTTATTCTGTTCCATCTCTCTCTAAAAATTTTAAAATTCTTTATTCACCTCAAATCAATATATATACTTTTATTTATATAAAATTATTTCTTTATAGCAATAATTCCTACAAAATTAAAATTCTGCCAAAACACATGATGTTTGAAACCTGCGTTATTAAGCATGTCGTAAATTTCTGTTTTAGTATTTGGTTTCATCATATGCCTCAATTGCACTTCTTTTTCTAGTATTTCTTTTTCAGTAAAATTTTTTCTTTTATAATCATAATACATAAAGGTCATCATATCTTGTACTTGAGGATCACAACTAAAAGTTTTTTCAGAAAAAATAAATGCACCGCCATAATTTAATCCTTTATATATCCTATTGATTGTATTCTCTCTATCTTTTGGAGGCATGAATTGTAAAGTAAAAATAGATGTTACTAAACTACAATTGTAAAACTCATACTTTCTAACATCATCTGTAAAGTAAGATAACTGTGGATATTTAATTTTATCTTTATCATAATGTTTATAAAAATCTTCTTCTATTTCTATACCTACATATTCTGCTTTTGGTATATGTTTTTTATTTTGATCTATCATTGATTTTAATAACTTACCTGTAGAGCAACCTATATCAACAACATTAGTTTCATCTTCAACAAAATATTTTGACATAGATAATACATCACCCCATAAGTTATTATAACCTCTTACAGAAGTTTCTATATGATTATCAAATCCTTCTTCTGATGTTGCAAACGTAAACTTAGTCATTTAACTCCTTATATGGTTTTAATACTTTACTATAAACGGATTCTGCAATGGCTTTCATCATGTATGGAGGAACCATTCTTCCAATTCGTTCTGATTGTTTATTATGTTTTCCTGTTAAGATATAATCTTCTGGTAATGACATAATTCTTTTTAGTTCTTTTATTGTAAACTTTCTATCTTCTCCATAATGACATACTCCAGGAAAACTAGCAAAGTTACCCATTGCAGTAATTGTTGGACATGGAAGTTTACTACTTGTTCTTTTTAAATTAAAATGATGTTTCTTTGGATGGTAATCCATACCTGTTAATATTTTATCTGGATTCTTTGGCATTTTTGATAAAGTTAGTCCTGCTGCTTTTTCTGGACCTAACGAATCTAATAACATTTGCACTTCTTCTTTATCATTATCAATACCATCAATTGCTTCTCCTAATGTAACTATCTCGTCATTTTCTTTTGGAAACAAAGATGACATATTTAAAAAACTTATTCCTAATTTGTCAGCAACATCTTCTCTTACCGCAATAAAAAATGTTCGTTCTCTTGATTGTGGAACTCCAAAATTTTTAGAAGATAAAACTTTAGATGTTACATAGTAACCAATACTTTCAAACGTATTTAATATTTTATGATAATAGTTTATTGCTTCTCCTATTGTTAAACCTTTAACGTTTTCTCCTATGATAATTTTTGGTTTAATATCTTTAGCAATTCTTAGAAATTCAAAAAATAAATCTTCAACATTAGTTACTTCTTCTATATCTGAATATTGTTTTGTTTTACCAAATCCATCTTTATGAGTATTGCCTTCTCCATGAGATAATGAACCTGCAACACTAAATGCTGAACATGGAGGTGATCCATCTAATATATCTAATTCTTTTTCTTTTAACTTCACTTGTTCTAATATATTCTTACCTGTTAACTTTTTAATATCATCTGGTATTATAAGAGTAGTTGGATAATTAGCAGTATAAGTTTTTCTTGCTTCTTCTACAAACTCATTTATTGCTAATATCTTTCCTCCTGCTAAACGATATCCTGTTGATGACCCTCCACCTCCAGCAAACGTAGATACTACGGTAAACAATTCTTTATTCTCACCGGCTAAAACATCTTTTAAATAATACTTTTTGTACTTCATAATATAATAATACTTATTCTATCATAGTTTTTAAATAATGTCAATAAACTAATTAAATTTGATTTCCCCAACTATCCCAATTATCTTTTTTATTACGAGCAAACAATTCTATATAAGGACCTTCTAATAATTTTTCAATACGTTCATAAACTTCATCAGGTTTTTTTGAATGTTCTCTTAATTTAGAAACAACAAGTTGATCTACTCCATTGTTTATTCTTTTTGGTTTACCTTTAGTTGCTAGCAAACACATTTCAGGATTGGCTCTTGTCCAATAACCCAAACCTTTAAAATATCCCGGACTTTTTTTATTGGTTTTCACCCAAGTAAATGCCACAGTTTTATATTTAAATCCCCAAGACTCAATAACTTCAAATGATATTTTTAAAAAAGGATCTGTTACCCACATTAATAATGTTGAATCATTTTCTGATATATCTTTAACTGGCAAATTTTTAATATCCTCAATCTTCATACAATCATAATGTTGTGTAGCATTTCTTCCTTCACCTTTTTTACTATATGATTTAAAGTACCAAGGTGGGTCAGCATAAATTACTTTATATTTTTTATTAGGAAAGCTAATCATTCAAAGAATGCCTCTAGTGATGCTTGTTTTTCATAATGCCATCCAATAGAATTAAGAATAAAGTTAATAGGATCAATAAAAGTTTTTTCAAATTGAGTATCATAATCTACATACTCTTTTAATTTAAACTCTTTAGGTAATGTTGTTAGATAACTTATTACGTTAAATTTAAATGGATTTGGTTCTTTTAATAATAAAAATTTAATCTTATCGCCTTCTTTAATCAATGGATATTTCTGTGTAAGTTTATTAGATTTAAGATAGTGATTATATAATAATGCACCTTTAACATGTATTGGTGTTCCCTTAATGAATATATCAGACGCATGACCATACTTTTTAATGTTGTTACATGATCTAGGAAATGCAACCATCTCAGGATCATATTTTGAAAATTCCTCTCTAAATTTTGCAACAAAATCTATTAAAGTATTTTCATCTTTGTTCATTATAATTTTTATAACTTCTCTAATCTTACCTCTACATATTTCAGGAGTTGAAGATCGTATGGCCTCGATACCCATGATTTTTAATTTAGGTTCATCAAAAGTAATACCTTCTTCATCTAATACGTTTAACATATATCTTTTTTTTGCAGTCCAAATACCTTTGTTTGCAATTACTTCACGTTTCATTTTCATACGTTGTTCAAACGCATTAGTATAATCTGCAAGTTCTATAAAACATTTTTCAAGGAATGGTTCAATTCTTGACTTAACAACTTTATCTAAAAATTTTAATACTTGTAGTTCTGTTTTATCTTTACATACATGTTGTACTAATTTATCTAAGCAAAGATAAACTGAATCTGTATCTGATGCAACAATATAATCTACTTCATCATGCGATTGTAATATATTATTAATATAAGAATTAAGTTTCTTTTCAATATAACGAATTATAAATTGACCTGATGTTGTGATAGCAGTTGCTTGTCTTACGTCATAATATCTAAAGTACTCATTACCAATTGCACCATATGCACTATTCAATGCAATCTTCTTTGCCCATTGTATATTATGGAAACGTGCAATTAACTTTTGTAATTTTTTATCTTTTGTTTTTTGATATTCTACTTTTGCTGCCATCATCTTTTCACGATAGACAACTCGTTCTTTATACATCTTATCTAGTAATCTAGGTAAGAAACCTGCACTATCATTTTTAAATAATGCACCGTTTGGAGTAATACATGCACCTTCTGTTTTTAAATAATCTAGTGGAGTAGAATGATCTAACAATTTATTAACATTAATACCATCAGACTTAACTCCAATAATCTTTTCTGGAGAAATATTATATTGCATAATTAAATGTGGATATAGTGAATTGATATCAAAAGAAACAATCCATTTATGTAAACCCAATATAGGTTCTTTTACATAAGCGCCTTCATATTTTTCTTCTTTAACATTTTCTTCTTTTGGTGGTATTGCTATATTTTCGTTTCGTAAAAAATTATATATTAAAGTGTCCCACATTCTTACTTGACTAAACACATCATTATAGTTTACTTTAGCATCATATGCCATAGTTAAAACTAATTCAATAAGACCTAACTTATCTTCTAACTTATCAACAATCTCAACATCTTGAATATTATAATCTACAAATGATTGAAAATCTTTTGTATACCATTCAATAAATGTTTCATAAGGATTATCATTCTTTTCTTCACCTAGTTCTACTTTACCGATATAATTTAATCTATAACTTTCTTGTTTAGTTGGTATAAATTTTTTATATAAATCAAGATAATCTAACATAGTAATACCTAATAGATTATAAACTGTTTGTGGACGACCTTGCACTACTACAACTTCACGTTCAATAAGATTCCAAGGAGATAGTCTATTAATAACTTTATCACCCGTTATCTGTCTTATTCTATTCATTAGATAAGGTAGATCAAAAAATTTAGTATTCCAACCTGTAATAACATCAGGATAATTCTTTAACCAAAATTCCATAAACTGTCTTATAAGTTCTTTTTCAGATTTACATCTTACATAAGTTACATCTGGTCTATCTGTTTTATAATCACCTACACCCCAAGTAATAATTTGTTTGTTGTTTTGATTTTTAACTGTAATGCAAAGTATTTCTTCTATAGGGTTTTCTACATCAGGAAATCCGTTTTCGCAGGCTGTTTCAATATCAAGTGTAAAGATTTTAATAAATTCTTTGTACCATTCTATATCTTCTCTATAATTATCTGAAATATATTGATACTGATATTTTTCCATTCCATAGATTGGAGAATTTTCAGTTGCAATGTTTCTTCTAAAATCTCTTGCATCTGAAATACAATTAAATGATATTGGAGTTAAATAAGAACCTTGAAGTGTTTTAAATTGAGTTTGTTTTTGAGTTAATGAATATAAAGTAGGTTTATAATCTAATTTTTCTTTATATTCTTTACCGTTTAGAATACCTCTAACTAGAAGTTTACCTTTGTATTCAATTACTGATTTATAAAAGTTCATTGTTTCTTAAATGTAATATTAATCCGTTATGTTCTTTAGTTAAAGTTATTTGACATGCTAAACGACTTATACCTTCTTTATAACCTTTTTCATATTCTAATAATTCTAACTCAGCCATATTATTGTTGATTGGAGGTAATTTGTCAATCCATTTTTCATCAACATAAACATGACAAGTTGCACATGCACAGCAACCCATACAGTCAGCAGGTATTTCAGGAATTTCTATTTGACTAAATTTCTTAGCAGCTTCCATTATAGTAAACCCAATGGGAACCTCTACTCTAATTTTAGAGCCATTTCTTACAAAATATATTTCAATCATCAATCTATAATAAGTTTAGGTTTTTTTAATTGTACTATGCCTGTTCCTAAATGCTGATTATACGAATTTGTGATATCTAATTTTGGTTGTGTTTCTGTTATTATGTTTGCTGTTTTAAGTACTACAGTATCGCCTTCTGCATAAGGTATATAAGGTGTTAATGCAAGTGACATTGGCCCACCTGGTTTTGATTGCATTGGTACAATCACAAAGGCGTTTTTGATATGAGTTAAACTTTCGTTACTATTTTCTAACTTTTGACCTATTAAATCTTCACCTGTACTTAATCTAAACAGTTTTACTTCTGACATGATATATTCCTTTTCAATTTACTTTATTATACTATACTTTTTACTTTTTGTCAATTGGTTTTATTCTTCTACTTAATACAAACTCTCTATTTGGATTAACTGAAGCATTCATTTTTCTAATAATGTCTCTATTTAGCAACGCATCAGATGCTGATCTTTTACGTTCATCAAGACCAAACAATACATCTTTGTATGTAAATCCATTAAACGTTAAATCTAATTTAACCACTGGTCTTTTTTCTCCATCACCATCATCTGTATTTGCTCTAAAAATTTTATGATAACCTTCTAATTTACTTGTGTGTTTTTTTCCATTATATTTCCAAGAAACTTTACCATCTTTTACTTCTACTTCTTCTGCGTGTAAGGCACAAGTTTCTGCACCATTACCTGTATCTAATTTTGCTCTTACTTTTCCTACTGTAGATAATTCTATTGTTTCTAAGTAACCAACTTCTACAATTGATTGTCTATCCCAATTTTTTCTATTAGAAATATATTCAATAACATTATCCACTAATTGACTACCTTTAATTGGACCAGTTGTATCGGGCGTGTCAATATAATCTTCGTAGTGATATCCTTCGTAATCTGCACCAGTTCCTGGAGAACCATTTGCTTCTAATACATAAATTTTGTCTTTGTATATTATATGATCTATTCCTACAAGATATGCTTTTGATGCTCTTGCTGTTCTTAAAACTATTTCTATTTCTTTTTCTGAAAGTTTATACGGTTCTGCCACTGCACCTCTATGAACATTTGATCTAAATTCTCCAGATTTTTTAACTCGTCTAGTACATGCAAATATTTTATTATCTACTACGAATGTTCTTACATCTGAATCTGTTGGCATGTATTCTTGTAATAACAATTCAGCATCATGTTTAAACAATGCTTGTACTACTGATACTAATGAATCGTAACTATCTACTTTAACTACACCAATACCTTGTGTGCCTGTTAATGTTTTTACGATAACTGGAAATTTATTACCTACTAGTTTTAATGCGTTATCTAAATTCTTTTCGTTTGATATAAAGGCAGTCTTTGGAGTTGGTATATTAAACTTTTCGAATAACAATGCCGAAGTTAATTTATTATCACAAGTTAACATTGCTGATCTAGTGTTTAACATAAACGCACCAGAGTTTTGAAATGCTGATATTAAAGAAAGACCTGCTTCATCTTCAATTGCACCTGCTCGTGTAATAACTACTGTATTCTTACCAATGAATGTTTGTTCACCATCTTCGCCATCATAGTTGTAAATAGTTAGTGTATTTTTTTCTTCGTCTTTATCTGTGATGATTGAGAATTTAGTATTGATTACAAAACAAGGTATTTTTCTTTTAGCACAAGACTTCTGTACAAAACTTACTGTAATTTCTTTTTTAGTTTTTTTATTACCAGTTTTCTGTCGTCTTACTTTAGGCGAAGATTTACTGATAACAACAACAGTAATAGGATCTTTTTCATCCTGTTGTCTTGCCTCTTTTATAAAGTCTTTAAACTTAGGAACTTGCATTTAATCACCATTTGTTTCATCATCTTTAACTATTTTTTTACCGATATTATATTTTGCTGATAATATCCAATCTTTTTTTTCTTTGAAAGGCAATACTTTAATTTGACTTAAAGGCGCTTTGTTTTCAGCGGCTTCTTTTTTAACTATGTCAATTAAAGACCAATCTGCTAATAATACTGCAATTGTGTTTCTTCTTTGAATATCGTTTTCTGATAATGTAGCTGTCTTACCATCAAGAGCAAATAACTCTTTAAAATGTACTATGTAATATTTACCTTGTTTGTGAAGTATATGACATGACTGGAATAATGTCTTGTCTTTTCTTGATGCTACGCCAATTCTTGTAAGTGTCTCTCTTACTTTTAAAAAATCATCAGGCTGTTTGATTGTTACCTCTAACATGTCCTCTATAGACCACTTAACGTTCTCACCCATTAATTTCTCCCACCTTTAAATAACTTTGTCTTAATATGTTCAAGTTGTTCTTTGGTCAATATAGTTAAGGCCTCTCTTGCCTTTTCATTACTATAACCATAGTATTCTTTTACATACTCTAAATTTTTTAACTTGGTCTGTGATAACCACTTACCACCAAATCGCTTCTTTTTTCTGATACTATTTATTAAAAAATGAAATTGTAATTTGTTAGATATAAAGTGTAGACCATTCATTTCGTTGGCTTGCATTAAGGTATCTATAAACATAGATAAACAACGATTTATAATGTAAGGTGG